GCTTTTTTCATCGGCTCTTTTTTGTCACCGTCTTTATCTACATCAAGAAAATCAGGTTTTGCTTTTTTTGCTTCTTCAACTGGTGTTGTCATCTTTTCGACGTTTTCCAATGCGTCTGAATGAACTTCAGGATTTTTTTCGTTAATTTCTCTTAAACGTTTTAGTACGTCTACCATTTCATATGACATTATTCTGCTCCCTGATTACGTTCTTTTTGTTCTTTTGCTAGTTGTTGTAAAAATGTTTCTTTACCTTTTTCAGTAACAACTAATTCATCTTTGTTTACTGCATCACCATCTTTGTACTCATCATCCATTAGTTTTGATTCATATGGTTTGTCTTCGGTGTCCTTTTGATATTCTTCATATGGCTCACCTGGTTTACGCACACGAATAAAGTCCATTTGTGTGTTTAATACATCACTTAGGTATGCACGTAATTCTTGTTGTGTTGTTGGATAGTTTAATGTAGTTTCGAAAACTGTTACTTCTGTATTTGTTAAATCAGGAAAATCTAAAGGAACATTTTGAATTGGAGTTTTCTTACCTGCAGATAAATTTGCAACATCAAATTTCTTTAATGCAACTTCTAAACTATCTTCAAAATTTTCATCTAAACCGCCAGCAACTTTAATGATAAAATCATACTGTTTTGCGGCTTCTGCTAGGTATTTTTTAAATGTGCCTGCCATTGGTATTCTCCTTTAACTACGTTTATTTATCTTGATCCTTGTTTAATATCTTCTCTAAAATGGCATTGCGATCCATTACAACATAGCCTTCTGCGTCAATAGTATCCGCTTGATCACCCGCTTTTTGATCCAAATTTTGCTTTTTAAGTTGTAATTCAACCATTTTTAGTTTTTTATCCAACTTTTGGCTCTTTGCTTCGATGGCGTTTTTAAGCATATTGCTTGCTGTTTCAAATACCCTGCCCGCATAACGTGATTCTACGTTCATGCCCAAGTCCATTAGATCTTCATAACTTTGTTTTGCTTTTTCTGCTAGTTCGTCCAGTTCTTTGTCTGCTAATTCTCCAAGACCTTTTACCATAGGTAAAGCGGCAGATATTTTATCAAATTCTGCTATTGATCGCTCAAGGTTGACTGTTTCCTTTTTGATTTCCTTTGAAGGCTCTGGTTTTTCAACCTGCTCCATGGTGTCTTTAATTTCTGGTAAATCTAGCAATTCTTCTAACTTCTTTGTCATAATAATACTTATCTTCTCTTGCCTTGGTGGAATAAATCTTTTTCAGTTATAACCCTAAACTGAATACCGTTTTGTTTACAGTATGCCGCGGCCGCTTCCCACTTTGCTTTGTTTTTAATATAGTTGGCTTGATTGTATGCACTATTGCCAACGTTTTCTTTAACTGTATGATTTTCTGGTTTGATTTCGATTATCTCAGCACGTGTCTTTCCAGACTTGTTTGCATACACGATAAAAAAGTCAGGAACATATATGGTATACTTTCCGTCTAGGGGATTTCTATAAGGAATTTTTATGCTTTCACTTGCCCACTTTGCAACAGCAGGATGTTCATCGCACATTTTCATAAAGTGCCATTCCCAACTTGAACGATACAAAGGAGTTTTAGTTCCTATGTACTTGTCAGGATTTTTTAGTTCAAATTTGCCACGGGCAAAGTTTCCTAAGCGAGCCATTATGCAACGATGTTCCTCTTGGCAGGATTAGTTACAGCAGGGTCTACTTTTGAACCAAGTGCTGATGTTTTAATTCTATTAACATTTAATACTTCACCGATAACATTATCAAGTGTGTTTCCTTGTCCTTCTAAATTTTTTAATTTTGATATTAATTCAAAAGGATTTACCCCATCGATTTTACATTGTCTTAAAAAAATAAATGCAACACTTTTAGCGGCACTTTCTTCCATTCCACGTTTTGTGAAAAATGCAATAACAGCATCGCTTTCACTTGCTTGAAATTGAAGTTCTTGTTTATTATAATTTTCAAAAAATCTTTTTGTATCTATCGCACTATCATTTTTTTTAATTTGATCGTCGATTGGTAAATTTGAATATGTTTGCATGATTATTTGCGTTCCCCAGCATTTGTGCCATCATTTTCATTATAAGAGTAACTTGTTTCGTCGATCCTTGTTGTGACTAATTTATCATTTTTAGGATTTATTATAACTCTTCCAAATTCTTTAACGTCCTGCCAAGAAAGTGTAGGTGTTGTAAGAGATCCTTTTTGCTGATCTGATGCAGGAATTCTAATTTGTTGATTTATTGTTTGTGTTACTGCCTTTTGTCCAATTTGAAATGCTTCGTTTCGTACACCTTCTTTAGTTAGCCTGTCTGCATTTTTAAGTACATTAGCACCCTTAATTAGAGTTCCAAGAAATGCTCCGGGACTAGATGTAAAATCACCACTAGCAATATCACCGAACACATCCAAGCCTCCTGCTATAACACCAGTGTTACCAAACAATGATGCTGTACCACCTCCCAATAATGATAACGGTGACGGTGTTGTATCGTAATGTAGTTGTGCAAATCCATCAGGCTTACCAACTTCTACTCTTCCTTCTGCATATTTTATACCTTCGTATATTATTTGCATTGTATTTTCAGTAGGTTGACTACTTGCACTATTAAGATTCGGACCTTGCCAACTTGAAATCATAGGGTTAATTAAAGTATATTCATAGAATCTATGTTGACTCAATTGATATATTGAAATACGATTAAAAAATTGCACAGATATCCAACTGTGATATCCAAACTGATATGCCGACATCTTATTTGCTTGATTAGGACGACAAACATTATCAACGGCTGAATATGTAGGTTGCTGTGCTAACTCGTCTGGATAATTAGAATCTGCATAGTAGTTTTTAAAATATTGTTGCCACATACCACTTATTAAATTTGAGTGATCATCGTGGAAAGTTATCTGTACAGGTTGATATTGAACTTGCGTTTGAATGTTTGTTTTTTTACCGTATTGATTTTTAGTTTCTGTATTAATTTGCACTCCAGGTACTTGACATTGTTTAACTAACATGCCTGCTTCAATCCTAGGTTCTGTTTTTGACCATCCAAAGTTTCCTGGAGATCTTACTGCTATCGGATTAATATCAAAAAATACATGATATAAGAATTCAACCTTCGGTGCTAACGCCATAAAGTCGTCAGTAAACAATCTTGCCGCATGGGCATGATCACGCATATCGCCGTTGCCGCCGAGTATGCCGTTTCCAATACTACCGAGAAATTTTGTAAGTCCGTTTGCCATACTATTATTTAGTCGCAAAAAAAGGTCGGTGATTTTTAACGTCACCGACCTTATAGATGACTATGTAATAAAATATTAGCCTGTTGCTAACGTTCTAATTGTTCTACCAATCGCTGTACCAATACCATTTGGTTGTCCTGCACCATTTGTTTGGATAGCGTTATCATACTGTATTGACATTGTGATGTCAACTGGATTTGAATCACTGTATGTTAACTGATTGTAGTTGATGTCTTGTACAAAACAACCAACCAATTCAAACGTTTCAAGCACTCCTGGTGCATTTGCACCGTTACCACCATCTAGGATTTCGATTCTAGTTTTGAATTTGTAATCAATTCCAGATGCCGCACTTGATTGTTCAAAGAAGTCGAACTGTTTCTGTAACTGTTGACCCGCTGATTTGCTCACAGCATTGTTTACGTCATCACGTACTGTGATTGTAATCGGTTGCCATGTGTGCTTACCAGCATAGTAAACTTTTGAGTTGTACACATCTAGTGCAATTGACTCAAAGTTTACGTTTGGTCTCGTTACATCGATAATTTGTTTTGTTAGTTCAATGTTAGGAGCACCAGCACCAAAATTTTCTAAAGTAACACGGAAGCGATACTTTAGTTTCGGCATCAACAAGCCTTGTGAACTTGCTGACTGGTCACTCGCCAACGGAACTGTAAATTTGCTTAAACTTGAAATAGCCATCTAATTTGCTCCTTATATATAGTTATTTATCACCATTATGAATTGCCCAAAGTTGCAATTTCACCTGTGTTCTTTAAACGTAATGGAATGTAAATAAATTCCACTGCTTTTACTGGCTCAATCGCTGCATCTACGTATAGTTCGTTTCGATCAATTCTTGAAGGTGTATTGTTTGTCTCATCACACACAACTAAGAAGTCATACAATGCTCTCTGACCTACAAGTTCAAGTAATAAACTCTCAGTTGCTTGTTTGATTTCATCACGTGTGATTTTATCATTTGGTTCAAACATAAATGGTTTAGCAAGCAATGTCATTTGACGTCTTAAGTATGCAACTAATCTTGCAACGTTAATTCTGTCTAATGAACTAGCATTTCTTGCTCTAGTATATTGACCAAAGTTAACAAGTCCACTTCCTGTGATAAATGTTAATGGGTTAATTTTAACACCAGCCATCGTGTCTCTGATGCCATCGTTTAATGCAATAGCATTAAATTCGCCTTCGCTGTCAATGTACCCAACACTTGATGCATTAGTAATTCCACCACGTCTTGTACCTGCCGGTGCAAACCATGGGAACGATACCGCATCACTTATTGCAATAGTTCTCAACATCATGTGACTTGGTGGAACAACAATATTGTTTCCGCTTACGTCAGTTGTTAATCCTGATGGATAAAACATTGCCATGTATTCGTCATAACTTACAGCACCTTCTTCACCGTCTCCTGAAGCACTTGCTGTGTTATTGCCCCAATTTTGTAAAGCAGTTGCAGTTGGCTGTAATCTAAATGGAGTATCAGCAACAACAAATCCTGTTAAGCCTCTATCAACGTTTAGATTAATTAAATTGTTTGTTAGTTCTGGATATCCAGGAGCACTTAACAATGTAAAGTTACGTGTTTCTTCATCACGTAATAAATCATTAGTGTCTACTGCACTTTGTAGGGCCGCAACAACTGTTTGACGCTGTGCCTTTCTACCAAATAATCCTGAACCATCTTCTTTAGTTGTGTTCCAACCAATCCAACGGTTAGTTTTGTAACTTGCCATTGACTCATTAAGGTAACGTGTGTTTTTACCACTGTTAGCAGTAATGTCAATGTGTCCTGCTACAAATTTCTTAACGTTAAATCCTGAACGTCTTGTATTCCATAGCAACATACCTCTTGGATATAATGCTGGATCTGGAGCATCTGGATCAACATAGTTTGAACTTAGCAAGTCTTTAATAGTTGCCGCTGTATCACCTGTTGCGCCTGAAGCACCATAACGTGCATCTGCAAATAAGATACCGTCTTCAGTTGTTTGATCTGTAACATCAATTGCAACCCATTCAGTTGCGTTGTTGTCCCAACGATAAATTTTTGCACCGTACTCATCAACGTTAGCAGTTGAAACCCAAATGTCACCTTCTACTAGATCAGTACCATCTGATTGTCCGCCTGTCTTCGCTGGAGCAGTTGCTGAAACAATTGGACCTGCAGGATCGGTTGCACCTGCTGTTCGACCATAGTTTAAGTAACCTACCCACTTAGAACCATCGTGTACC